GAAAAAGATAACAGACCAGCAACATATGCTGACCCAGAAAGTGGTTTAACTATTGACGAAGCAAGGTTTATTGCCAAGGAAATTAGAGAAGGTGTTATGATCCCTGCTCAAGGCAACGCTATGATGGGTTTGTCTAGGGGTACAACAGGCCCGTTCAATACGGCTTACCAGAAGTTCGCAGACGTATTTATGATAGCATTTACCAGAAGTGAACAAGCGTCTCGTAGAAGTCTGGGACTAGCGGCGTACCGGCTAGAATTGCAACGCCTCAAAGATGTCAAAGCTAGTGGTGATATAAAGCAGAAAGCCAGAAACTTTGCTGTAAGCGCAATCAACCAAACTATGGGTGAATACTCTGTGATGAACAGACCGGCGTTCTTCCGAAGCGGTATTCAAGCCTTTGTGTATATGTATAAAGTGTACCCTGTCACATCCATACAGACGTTTGCTAATCTAAGTATGGCTGGCAAGTTAGGGATGCTTGCGCTGTTGTACACTCTTGCTGGCGCTGGAGGGTTTCCACTAGCAGAAGACTTAGAAGACCTTATAGACACCATGTTACAGATGGTCGGATGGAAAGCGTCTATGGGTAGTTCAAGAGTTTGGCTAACTACGCAGTTGGACGAACAGTTGTTTGAAGGTGCAGGATCACTGTTAATGGATGGCCCATTAAAAGAATGGATACCATTTGACCTTGCTGGGCGCGTGTCACTAAGCAATGTATTTCCCTGTACTTCAGTCCTTATAGAGGGTGCTGATGTAATGCAGGAAATGAAAGATGTAGCAGGGCCAATAGCTGGGTTTAGTTTGGATATGTTAAAGTTTGGTAGGCTTGCGGTCACCGCACCGTTTAGTTCTACAGTAAGTGGCATAGACGCATTGAGAGCCGCGCCTACCACCCTTCTTAGAAATGTGGGGGATGTGTACTCATACTATCAAAACGGGGCCGTGGTGGATAAGAGGGGTTACGTGGTATCAAGTGAAATGAGTGCTGCGTTAGCTATAAGTAGACTAGCCGGTTTTTATCCGCGCTCTGCTGCAAAAGAATACACAACGATCAAGTATGCCAGACGAGTTAGTGATTATTCTAAAGCTGTGTCTGCTGCATACAGGACAGCATGGGTAAAAGCTGACGCTGCTGGGCGTAGAAAACTTGAACGTGAAGTAAGAGAGCACAACAGGTTGTACAGAGGTACGCCTATGTACATAAGCAACTTCCAACGTAAGGTCAGGGAAGCGTTAAAAGAAGCTAAGAAAACAGCTTCCCAACGTACCCTAGACGCATCAGCTAGAGCGGGTCGGGATTACCTAGAGAACTTCTATGATGCACTAGGGGCAGAATTGTAGACTACTTAACGGCTTGTAACTGCCCCAGTGTTAGTTCCTCGTATGCAACCTCGGCTTCATCTAGTACCCCCTGCATCCGTGGATGAGACAGGTTTATACCTATGACGTAAGATTGAGGTAGCTTAATCGGAGTGTGCTTACCTAGTGAGGTTTTCTTATGCTTAGGCGTGGCATCTGCATGTTCATTCTGTAACGTGTCCATGATACCTTTGTAGTCACCACCTCGTTTTGATAGCCACTTTCTGAAGTGCGCCCTGTCCAGCATCACAGTGCCGGTATCAAATAGATCACCACGATCCTTGCGGTACACATCCACCCTCACCCTTATACCGCTTCTAGGTAAACGCTCGTAGTCTATGGATGTTTGGTCACCAGTGTGCATAACCCGTACAGTCTCGCTGACCATTTCATTTAGGTACTCAGATATAAGATCAAACCCATCAGTGTGGTTCTCTGTAACCGTCTTACGCAATGCACCGATTTGATTTAACGCCCACCGCATACCGTCTTCTGGGTTAAATTTTATAAGTTCCCAACCGTGTGCTAGCTTCAGCGACAGGTACGTGAGTACCATAACTTGTTCCCAGTACCTTTCCTGACCTGTAAACTCTACGTTAAATGTAGCACGAAATTCTTCAGTAGCTTGGTCGATCATGGCTCGTATGCCTTGCTCACCAATCTCCATTAGTTTCTTTATATACACATCACCAACGGCTCCAAAGTTCGTTGACATGACAGTGAATATCTTCTTACCTGCGTCACTACTTTTAGTGAACAGAGGGTGCGCGTCTACTGTAAGCTCTAGTAGACGGGCCATCTGAGCATCAGTATCTAACCCAGACGCTATCAACTTGGAACTCATGGGTTTGTTTGTAGATACTATACAGAACGTAGCCCATGTCTTAGCCTCGCGTTCTTCTGCGTTACGGTTAAGCCTAGCCTTGTCACGACCTTGGCTAACCCAATATAGAAAGTCACCAACGTCCCTGTCACCCATCATGGTGACTTCATCAATAGTTACAGGTAAGTTGTTATACATACCAAACCTACTGAACAGTGTGTTCTGCGTGTACTTAGCTTGAAAGTGTAGCTTATCAGGGTTGCCCCATACAGACTGCGCCGCAAGCTGGGCTAACGACTTACCGCCCCCTGTTGTTCCATACAGAGATACGGTCATACCTTTCAAACCAGTGAAGGACATCAAAGGTGCGGCTAGACTTACACCTATGCTGAACATATGAGCGTTTAGTTTAGCCTTGCCATACACCTCACTAAGGTGTGTCCACTTTTCAAGTGTGCCAGAGCTACCAAACATATCACTGCCCACACGCTGTGATGCAGACGCTAGTTTTATTGATTCGGTTTCTACTGACCCATCCGGTTTACGCCGGTACAATACATCGCCAAGTACGAATAACTTGTAATCCTCTTTCCATCCCATCGAAGAATACAAGTTAGTCATAGTCCGCTGTTTGCGTAGCTCATGCATGTAAGACCGTAGCATCATCTGGAAATACTCTGTCTGCCTTCTGGTTTCCAGTACAATACCTTGGTCAGCAATAGACCCTACAAACTCTCTGTATGTACCGTCAGCCAAGTAGCCTTGCCTAAGCACTAAGTCTTGCCAACCAACGTGTTGCCTGTTCCACTTGTACCTACATACCTCGTAGCCCAGTGTTTCGTCTCTGCCATAACTGACAGGGTATATGTCAAAGTTAGTAATCGGTACATCGCTGTCATCAATCTCTACGTACATACCGCCATTAGCTCGTTTAAATGGTTTGGGTAACGGCACATCGACTACAGCATCAGACGGGGCATTAGCGGAAGTATCTTGCTCCTTGTACTGTGCGCCTAACTTGGCTGGTGTTCCTATCTTACCCCTGACAGGGCAACCGTCACACCCACCCACGTTATCGTTCTCAAACTTTGTGCAAGTTGTTGGTCCAGTTACTTGCGCTTTCCACTGGTGCAACTTACGAACCGTCTCATCTGGATCGTAGTTAGCGTGGTCACGGCTCCATTCCTTAGCCACATCTTCTGCATCGTGGCAAACGCTAGCAATACCTAGGAGGTTATACCACATAGGCTCACTAACTTGGTCTTGGTTGTCCACAGCCCATGCTATCTGCTGGCATTTAGATTTGACTATGGATGCGACTGACTTGGGGTAGCTATCATTCTTGTGCGTCTTGTTCGGCGCTGTAGATTTTATGTAAGACTTCAGACAACTTGTTATAGTAGCTAGGTCGTTTGGTGGACGGTCTAGGATCAGCTTTACTTCTTCACCGCCCCTAGCGTTGTGTGTACCTATGGCTCTTAGCACCCTAGCATTATCTGCTGGCACAGCCATGTCTAGCTCAAACCCATGTGCTACTATCATAGCCTTCATAGCATTAGCCAGAGGCTTCCATTCCGCTGGACGTAGAGGCTCGTTTAGAACCCAGTATACATGAAGTCCATTACCGGATGATACCACCATCGGCTCCGGTAAACCCGTGTCTCTTACAAACTTAACCAGTGCCGTATACCCTTCTTTCTTAGTGAGGTACGGCGTAGGGTTTCCGTTCTTGTCAAAGCCACAATCTATATCAAGAGCAAATGTCTTGGTGCATAATACGTTAAGCTGTTTACGACTGCTCTTATCTTGGAAAGAAGATATAGCATAATATGTATTGTGTTTACGCCCGTCCAATTTGACGATAGCGTTACCGAGTTCATCCACAGTAGAATAAAATCCTTGCCGAGCAACCCCGTCATTTATGACGATTGCACAGTAGTTACCTTCTGCGGGTAGAACTCGTCGAAGAAACTCCAACGTGTTCATTATCACTGTCCCTAGTAAAGGGGGGACGTACCCCCCTGATGTAGCCTAGCTGCGTTCCTCTAAAATCTCAAGCAGCCTTTCGTATAGTTGGTCAGACTTCATTTGCATAAAGCCTTCCGGTGGCCATTCTTCCTCCCTAAGTAAGTCTATAAGTTGGC